ATTTAAGTTTAAACCGCTCTCTACAAGAATTAGAAGATTCTTATTGGGAGTTTATCGATGTGACCGAAGGTGATGATTCAGCAAACTGGCCAAAGTCAGTACAAGAAGATTTTTCAGCACTTGAGGGATACCTTATGAAACAGGATAGATTATGAGAAGTGAAATTGAAAAAGTTTTAGAAGCAATGAGAGAAGATTATATGAGATGGTCTAATAGGTGTGCACGACCCGATTCATACGAGGGCTATTCCGATGTTAAAAAGGAAATGGAAAGAGATTACTGTGAGGGACTTGAAGTTACCGAAGGTAGTCGTTACTGGAAAATTATTTCAGACAAACGTGGTTCAAGATCAGTTTGTGGTTTTATCGCTAAAGCGGGAGACAAAAAATTTCGTGAAGGTGATATGTTGAAAGCCGCCGGATGGTCAGCACCAGCAAGAAACTTTGCAAGAGGAAATGTTCTTGACGGACGAGGAGTTAATGAAGTTCGTTGGACAGGAATTGGATAATATGGTATTAAGATTAACAGATATACGATTATGGGTTTCGTTATCTATAGTGTATTCTTATATTTCATTTTTTGATTTATGGAATGCATATATTATGAGACTCTTATAAAATGTGAAAAACCTAAGCGTTCCGAGTTGGTGGTAGGCTAGGTCAGAGGTAGGGTTGAGGTTCGTTGACCAATACTCTAGGGTAACATCCCCTTCAATGACTCTGTAGTAAGAATGTTATGTATGAATGTTGCGATTAAGTCCCTGTCATTTCAGGATGATATTCAATCGCACACGCTAGAATGGCGATGACGATTCGTGAGAAGTTCGCGGGCCCAAGATTCTAGGTGGCGAAGTACAAGGACAAACATATGGTTTTTTCACATCTCACTTTATTATAGAGAAATATTATGGCGAAGAAAAAAACAGTAATTGAAAGAAAACCACTTAAGATTAAAAAGACACGTAAACTCTCAGAAGAACATAAAGAGAAGTTGCGACAACGCCTTGCAGAAATGCGAGCAAAGAAAAAACCAGCTGAATATAAGAACGTAGCAAAATCAGTTCTTAATTTACCTGATGATGACAAATATTCTTTTAAAAATATTAAGGCATGGATTAAAGAAAATAAACTCCAAGTCAATGCACTTAATTCTCAAGCAAGAGGTCGTAACCTTGCACCACAAGCGAAACAACAAGCGGCAAATCTAGCCGATTCTAAAAAAGCATATATTCGTTACATGGAACATTACTTGAGAACCGGAGATTGGATCGGAATATTTTCCGGTGCAAATGAAGAACATAAGGTAGTTCCTACTTGTGTAGCAATGGCTTATTACCCTGATGGAACTCCTAAACGTTCAGCAGGTGTATTTTATCCAGATATTAATATGGTATGGAAGCAAGATATGATTGAAGTTGATTATGTACCTGTGGATCCTACAATAGCAATTACAGATAAACAATTTACAGCAAATTTATGATTTGTTCATATTGTTATAATTCACAAATTAGACCAAAGCATGATGTTGGACATTGGTGGAACAATGAGCCGGATTCTGTTGTTGTATGTTCAGATGAATGTTATGCTCAACTAGAAATACTTGTCAAAGAAGGTACATGGTTGTATCATAAACCAGAAGCTATCTTTGGTAAGAAGAAACATAAACCTAGTCCGAATTTTGAAGGGCCACAATCTTTAACTGATAAGCAATTTACAGGTGATTTAGGGAAGTTTTTGAAGTGACTTGACATTTGAAAAAAATGTAGTATAATATACTTAATAAGTATTAATATAACATCATAGAGCACGATCTAAAGTTCGCCGTGGTTGTGCTTTGTGATGTTTTTTTATAATAGGAAAAATTTATGGTTAAAGCAGTAAACGTAGAAGATAAAACTAAAGTTACCGGAGTAGGCGATATGTCTAATGTATCAATAGAGAATCCGGAAGATGATGTGGAATTTAAGATAGACTTTGATGAACCAAAACAACAGCAAGCACCTATATCTAAAAATGCAATAGGTGGTACTGAACTTATGCGTAACTGGCTTTATGAAGAAGTAGAAAAGCGTGAATCGGGTTTACTAGATAATTTTCAAGTTATTAGTACAAGAGTTAGAGAACTAGAAGATAAAAAAAGAATTCTTTGGATACATGATTTAGCATCTGATCCAGAAGTACAACATTTAAAGGATAAAGATAGTTTAGCAAGATTTGAAAGACTAGTATTTGTTAGTCATTGGCAGCAATATCAGTTTAAGGCTTATTTAGGAATTCCTTATGATAAAGGTGTTGTGATACAAAATGCTATTACCCCAATTCCTGCTCATGAAAAACCTAAAGGTGATAAAATTAATGTGTGTTATTTTTCTACACCTCATAGAGGACTTGAAGTATTATTAAACGCTTGGGATTTTATGAGAGATACACTCAAAGAAGGTTTAAATGCTGAATTAAATATCTATTCAAGTTTTAAGATATATGACAGACCTCACATGGATGAACAATTCAGGCACATATATAAACGTGCTAGAGAAACAGAGGGTGTTAATTATCATGGCACGGTTGATAATGATTCAATTCGTGAAATGTTACCTAATATGCATATTATGGCTTATCCTAGTACTTACGAAGAGACAAGTTGTATTACATTGATTGAAGCATGTAGTGCAGGTTGTTTAGCCGTAGTACCTAATCTTGGTGCATTACCTGAAACTGGCGCAAACTTTCCATGGATGTATGGTTATGAAGAAGACCCAGCAAAACACGCACAAGTACATGGACATATTTTAGGTCGTTCTATAGAACATTATTGGGATGATGATATACAGAATCTATTAAGAATTCAAAAGAGTTATTTTGATATGTTTTATAATTGGGCACTAAGATCGGGCCAATGGCGGCAGTTCCTTCATGCAATTAAAGATCCCATGGAAGTTCAGCAAATAATTGATGAAAATAAAAAGAAAGATGGCACTACTAGTTGACTTTTCTCAAATCTTTATTGGTACTTATATGACATCATCGAAATATGGTGATGCGAGTATGAAAGCATTGAGACCACACGTATTAAATACCTTAAGATTATACAGAAATAAATTTACAAAAGAATATGGTGAATTGATATTATGTTGTGATTCACCTAAATCATGGCGGAAAGATATTTTCCCGAATTATAAGGCATCAAGAAGAAAAGCGAAAGCTACAGGTTCTGACATTGATTGGCAGGATTTATATGACAGTCTTAATTTATTGAAGTCTGAATTAACAGAATGGTTTCCATATAAGGTCTTACAGGTTGAAGGAGCAGAGGCAGATGATATCATTGCTGTTCTAACAAGATCGGCACATGAGAGAACTTTAATATTATCAAGTGATAAAGATTTTATACAATTACAAGGATTTAATGTTAGACAATATTCTCCTATACAGAAGAAATTTGTAGAAGGTGATCCTAAATGGTCTTTACATGAGAAGATTATAAAGGGTGATGTTAGTGATGGTGTTCCTAACATTTTGTCTGATGATAACGTTTTTGTAGATGAAGGTAGACGACAACGACCTATAACAAAGAAGAAAATCGAAGCATGGATTGACCTTGATCCAGAGATGTTCTGCGATAATGAAATGTTACGTAATCTAAATAGAAACAAACAGTTAGTTGATCTGGGTGAAATACCCGAGTCAATTTGTATAAATATAACTAAACAATTTAATAAAACACAAGTTGGAGACAGAAAGAGATTACTCACATATTTTGTAGAACATAGATTAAAGAACCTAACAGAAAACATATCGGAGTTTTAATTTATGGCACTTAGTATACCAATAATATTTGAGGATATCGCAAAAGCAAAATCTGTTACAGAACGTAAGAAGATTTTGTTGGAACATGAATCCAACCCATTAAAGGAATTGTTAAAATATGCATTTCATCCCGACATCAAATTCTTGCTTCCAGAGGGGGCACCGCCATTCGAAACGGTAGGTTCTCCAGACGAGCACAATCCCACGTACCTTTATAATAATATTAGGAAGTTCTACCTCTTTGTTGAAGGTGGACATGACGGATTGAAACCCTTGCGTAGAGAGCAATTATTTGTACAACTTTTGGAAGAATTACATCCAAAGGAGGCCCAAGTGGTTCTCCAAGTCAAAGACAAAAAGTTGAAATATCGAGGATTAACTTATAAATTAGTAAAAGACACTTTTCCGGATTTAATACCGTAATGAAAAACTTTAAAATTCTAGAAGAGAGAATAGTAAAATTTAGGCGATTATCCAGCGAAGGAGACGAGGTGACGCGAGAAGCGGAACTTAGAAATATGGTCTCTGAAGGTGGTGAGCCACGTTCCATAACTGTCAGATTGGCGAACCCTGTAAATGTAATGTGTACATTCGATTTCGATATGGGCACACAAACATTTAAAGGTACAGAAGGAGCTTATACTTACATATCCGATTTCGATTGGAGAGAGTATTTGAGACTTAATGATTTTGGCCATGGAGACACCTATATTAAAAGCCCAAAGAGATGGCGTTCATAAACTTGATTGGAACGAAAACCCGAACACAAGAGGAATATGAAGAAACTGTTTTTTGTTTTTTTCATTATGTTCTTAACCTTTGGAAACTTAGGTAGTAATATTGAGAGCTCGATAACAAGCAATGGACATGTACCACAAACACCAAATTTCGCAACAGCGGCAACAATCGTACCGAATGATATTGCTGAACCAGAAAAACGATTCTATTGGGGCGGTGAGATTATGCCAATGTTAGAATTGTCTAATGTGGATAATCAAAAACAAATAATGTGTATGGCAAAAAATATATTCTTTGAGGCTGCGACTGAAAGTACAGCAGGACAACTCGCAGTTACTCAAGTAGTATTAAATAGAGTAAAATCTAAATATTATCCAAACACAGTATGTGGTGTAATACAGGAGGCCAGAAGACATGCAAATGGTCTTCCTAAAAGAGATCAATGCCAATTTAGTTGGTATTGTGATGGTAGAGGAGATGAACCTAGAGAAGGTAGGCTATGGACTCAAGCACAGGAGTTAGCCAAACACATCTTTTTATACAAAGATAAATATGTCGATATTACAGATGGCGCGACACATTATCACGCAAAATATATCGATGATCCCAGATGGGCCAGGGCAGACAGAAGGACTGCTACAATAGATCAACATCATTTTTTTAGATTATAAATATTTTGAAAAAGGGTCGTCACTATCACGCTGGCGACCCGATTTGCTTATGACTGAATTATACTTTTTAGATATAGATACAAGAAATTGTTCTTATGCTCATTGTGATGAACATGTGATAGAAATGATTCCTAAA